TCTTGTAATGACAGAATCAAGTTCATGAAAGTTAAGATTCTGCATTTCGTCAACAATGATAATAGAGTTATCAATTGTCATACCGCGAATATAAGATGTAGTAATAAACTCGAGTTGATGATTATGAACAAGTCGACGATACGGTGTGTCATCACCGAGTAGTTCTAACATAATGTTCTTGTACGGTGTTTCGAAGACTTCTTGTTTTTCTGCAAGTGATCCAGGAAGAAATCCCATGTCACGAGTTGGAACTACTGATCGGATGATTGTGATCTTATGATAGGCAGTTTGTTTTTCCAGTACAGCTTCCAAGGCAAGGTATAATGCAATGAACGTCTTACCAGTACCTGCTGTTCCAGTAAGACATAGGTGTTCACCATCATCCCAAGCATTATAAGCTTTCTTCTGATTCTCTGTAAGAGGTTCATATGTATATAATTCATCTACTTTAATTGCGTGTTGTTTACTCATAATACCATCTAGTCACTTCATCTATTGCTGCTTGTAATGTTTTCATGTTTTAATTGTATTACCTCTACCAGATTTACTTTTTATTTGCTTTAATTTATCTTTAAAACCATCGGGGACTTTACTATGCAGTGAACCAACACCCGAAACAATTTTAGGGAAAACTGGAACAAGTTCGATATTATCGTTTAATAATTTTTTCATATCGTCATATGAGCAAATAGTTTGCCATGTTTCTTTCGTATCTTTATTATGCAGCGTGTAAGTTGGCATATTGGAACCACTCCGGTACTTTTCGTTTTGACCATTTCATATCAAAACGATGTTGTTTTGTTTGGTAGAATGCACGATAAGACTTAACTGGATCGTCGAACATGCATTCTGGATTTGACTTCATAGCAAGAGGAAAGGGTAATAGTTCATCGATATCTGATATATTTCTTGGTAATGATATAAGTATATCTCTTAGATCTCGATCAGTCTTGTGAACCTTTCCATACCTATATGTATACTCGTCACAGAGCGCTGCAAAGTGATCGTAATGCCAACGATAGTTAGCAGCAGTCTGCATTGTCCATACAGTACAAGGATGCCCCATATGAACTGCTTTGTATAGGATATTTTCGAAAGAATCGTTGACCATCTCATAATACTTTACCATCGTCTTACCAGACTTAGATGGTTTACGAGTGAGCTCACCATCAAGCATACGATGAGCAGTAGATAACATTTGAGCAGACTCGACGACCATCTTTGGTACATGTTTGTCACATTGCAATTGAGCTGCTTCGATTGGATTGGTTGATAAAATAAATACGTTCATGATAAGATATATTGTTTTTTCAATACTTATATTATACTAAAAAAACAGGGAAATGTAAACTCCTAATTTTTGTTCTAAGTTGAATATTGAACCTCTGCTATTCGACGATCTAAGAAATCTTGTTTTTTAAGAATTTTATTCATACGATCTGTATTACCCTTTTTTTCAAGTTTTCGTGCATAGATTGCAAGTTCCTTTGAATCTTTCTTTAGTCTTTCTAGCTGAGCTAATACCATGTCTATTCTCCAAAAAAAAAGTGTGCCAAAAAGCACACTCAGGTTTGCGTTAAAATTAAAACAAAAAAACCGATTAGTTGGGAAGTAATCCAGGGAAAGCCTCCTGTACTATTGGTTTTGTTATTTGTTTAGGTTTTTCTTTGTTTATCATAGCAATAACGAGTTTGGCATCTTCTGGGTGGACACCTTCTATCAAACCAATAAAAATATTTTCTCTTTTAGGTGCAATCATCCCATCTGAAGAACGATTTCCTTTGACAAAATATTTAAACTTTGTATGTTCTTTAAGTAAATTTGTCGGTGCAGTTTCTATATTGTTTGGTGTATATGGAGGAACTCCTCCAGGTAAATTCCACTCAATATTAGGATCCATTGATCCTTTGATTATATCTTTAAGTGCCCAACTTTCGTTTTCTTTCAACACTTTTATCTTATCTACTTTTTTAGATTTTTTTGCAACTTCTTCAAAAACTTCATATACATATTGCTTCATTAAATAAACTCCTGAGCACTTTCAATCAATCGATTCATCCTTTTAGACACAAGATAAGGAAACACTTTACCTTTGTTTTCCCAAGGATCCTGTGATTCATAGTTATTTATAATATTTTGTTTTAGGTCTTGTGGTGTTTTTGTCAAATCAATTAATGTTTCGTTACGACAATAATTTCTATACCATGATGCTGCATAAAGTAATTCACCATCAGATAGTTCTTCTATAATAATATCAATCTTTTTCTTTGATAAAGGTGTTTGCCTTATACCCTCCACCAATACATTATCATCTGATAAAACATTTGGAACTCCATCACCAGAATCACCTTTCAGTATTTTCAACTGAAGATTAAGAAGTGGGTTTTCATCTATTATTTGTTTTTTCATGAGAGGAGAAAACTGCTTGACATTATCATATCTTTGTAATTGTTTGAAGTCGCCATCAGAAGATACAATCATAACATCTTCATAGTTACCAAACTCTTGAGTACGTTCTACAAGTGTACCGATAATATCATCTGCTTCGCAACCTTCGAGATGTATAACTTTATATGGAAAGTTATCTCGAATCTCATCTTTGATAAGGTGCATAATACGGAATGCTTCATTCCAATCAAAGTCAGATTCTTCTCTACCCTTACGACGATTTGCTTTATATTGTGGATAATAACCACGTCTCCAGTTATTCATACCATCACATGCGAGTATCATATCACCATAATCTCTTTTGAATTTTTGATAATACATTCTCAAAGTGTTGAGAGTCATATGCCTTATAAGGTTCTCATTCAATTCTTTATTCACAATGATACTTGATAAACAAATACCACTAAAATCTACTATAATCATTTAATAAGAACCTCCTCTATATAAAGATTCCCTTTCACTTACCGGTACTAATTTTTCCCAAGCCCAAATTAGGTTATCAACCTTTATATCATAATTATTTTCTAACTGATCTTTATTTTTTATAAGATATTTTATTTTTGAATTAGGCGTATCTAAAGATTGAAATTGAAGGTAGTGAACCGCTGTTAATACTAAATCCATTTTATATAAACTCCTCGATTGTTTTTGGGCATACAATCATTATATCATATTTTTGAAATAAAGTAAAGAACTATTTTTGTTAAAAATTATTTTTCAATCCAGAAATGTGCCGCGAGTGTATCTTACAACCAATGAATTCATTATAGTATTCATCGGACAATAGTACGTCAAACATAAATTGAAGTTTTGCTTCCATATAAGACATTTCACCTTTTGTCTTACAGAGGTGGAGAATTACTCTTTTATATCCGTCTGATCCGTGTTCTTCCACGAGTCTTTGTAGTGCCACGTTTGATCCGTAGTACTCTCGCCAGTCTGACTCAACTCTTGTCTTAACACGTCGAGATCGTCTGCTATTTTTTGGAAGAGTCTTTGGGCGCCAGAAATTTTTCTTTCCAATATACTTCTTGCCAGTTGACAATTCGGTAATTTCGTAAACAAATCCTTGGTACTCCTCTGGAGTGTTTTTATATTCTTCATTATTATAATACCACATAAAGGTATTTATTCATCAATAAAAAATGCCTCATCCATGACTGAATCTGTTTTTTCTGCTTCTGTTCTTCGTCCACATAAAGGACAGAAGTCTGGTCTATCATATGCGTGTACAACACAATTTACACCGCACTCATCACACTCTATTTCGAATTCATCCATTTACTATTTTCTCCAAAAGTCTATTAGCCAATATTTCGAGTTTACGGTCGTCATCACAATAAAACCACTCTCTGATCTCATCTTGAGAACGACCGCATCCTATACAATATCCTTCTTTTATATCACAGACTTTCACACAAGGTGAAGGTACATTAGAAGTCGATTTCATCAAAAATCTATATCACAACTTCCGCCAGCACAAGCAGCCGCAGCAAGTGTATCTACGTCAACATATTTCTTTGCTGTTAGATCATCTTTCCATGCAATTGGTTTCAGATTCTTTTGAATCTTATTCCACTTGTGTAGAAGATAAGCATCTTTCAAGCAGTGTTCTGCTAAAGTAATATCACCATCTGTGTAGTTTTCTGCAAACTGATTGAACCTTCTGACCCAATCTTGTTTCATTGCATTCTCTGCAGATTCAAGTGATATATCTTCACCAAATCCTTTTGCGGTTGAACATGCATCCCATAAATTACGGAAGCACTTCAATGCGTCAACTACCATACCAGAAGCAAAGACTGCACCGGTATCATATTTCTTTACCATTTCTTTCGCAGTAATCACTGCTGTATTTGGTGCTTGATTATAATCTTTATCACCACTCATAGACAAGAATGAAATACCTGCGAATGAATGTCTATTTTCAAACACATATTTTTCTACTTCATCCCAATCTTCTACAATGATTGTATTTGATACGTTATGTCGAATGCCTTTGTCTGCACAAAGTTCTTCGTTCGTACCAGCATTCACCCAATGCTTTTGTGCAAGTTTAACTTTTTCAAGATGTGTAACACCAATCAAATCGTCTTTCAATATAGACTCTTTATGCGGTATAATTGGAAACGACACCACGACATCAGTTCCACCAGCAGACCATAC